TCCCCCCTGTGGAGAGAGGAATAAGACATGAGACTGAAGAATATTTCCGATAAAGACAGCGGATATCATGAATAACACCCTTCTATAAACGTAAGTTACTGGGACGTTTATTAGGATTTTTGTACAAGTCAAACCCAAAAGGATCTTGTACTTTGAGTGATATGAATTAAATAATAAATTATTATTCCGGCTCATACGTCATATCAGAGTATGGCAGGATTGAAATAAAGAAACCAAGATTGTAATCATCAGCAGCAGCTCTATAACTAGCTAGACCACCAGCAGGGTTCGTCTCATATATAATATTAGCTATAATATGAGAACAGTCTGCATAGTTGGCAAAGGTAGAAATAGCAAGAGGAACCACAATTTCAGAAGAAATATTCCTAGCGTAAGTGTGATGATACATAGGTACTTGCATGTCGATAGCTCCAGACAGGTCCGTTCTAAATTCCTGAACTGGAGCCAAATTAGAAACTGTATGTCTAGTATGTGCAGCAATGGTATAATCGCTAACAACAGCAGTTGGCATTGCTCCATCAAGTAATTCCAGAGTTGCCACACCTCTAACGGCTGTAGCAGATGTACCGTCAACTAATGTTTTCAAACGCACACCTCCTCGTGAAAGAAGGTATGGGAGTGATAAATGAGTTAACATATCTGGAATTGCAGATGGAGGAGTGTAAGTGTCAGCGTCCGAATTGTAAGCTATTTCATAAGCAAACGGTCTGAATTGTCTCAAACCTTTTTCTGCACCAGAAGAACCGACTCTAGAATATCTCTTAGCTAAAGTTCTTAAACTATTAATCTTTTCTCCAACACAAGATTCCGTAGGGAATAGATCATCACCTCCAATAGAGGCCCCTCCAATAACACCATCCACAATAACATTAGGATCTCCCATTTGAGGAGTGTAAATATATGTAGGTACTAAAGTTGAAACAGCAGCAACTGGTATTGCTACTTCAAAATCAGGACCCCCACAAACTTCAATCAAAATTGGAACTGTAGTTGCCACTGTGGCAGGACAAATCAAAGGATCTAAAACGGAAACTTGTAATGTGCCTATAGAACCCCAAGACATATATTGCCATGGGAAGACATTAACATAAGGTACTATAAATTGAAATTCATTCTTTTCTCTAATATCTATAATTTCTCTGTAACAGTAGTTCGACTTCTCATTAGAAACGTCAGCAGTTGTCACAGTGGAATGTATAGCTACTGGATTAAAAACAACTAATAGTCTACCAGAATGAAAATCTGTTTTAACAAATTTAAAATTGAAGACAATTGAACCTCTCCACATTCTAAAGAATTTACACAACCAACCTAATGGTGTATAATTTGTCAAAGTTATAGTTTCTGTAGAGTTATTGGAATATGTAGCAGGAGCCAAATCAAGTGAAAATAGAATATCATCTGCTTCGTCAGTTGTGATCCATCCTTTACCTTGCCAATAAGCTGGTATAGCCTTAATAAAATTAATGGACATCTCATCAGCATCAGTTCTAGCAAAACCTGGACAAACATCAACGTGATTTCTACTAGTTAATGACATTGGCATAGCATTGTTGACACCATCTCCATTAGCCATATAATTAAAAGGATCATTATATATTCTTTTTGCTGGACCTAAATTAGAAGGACTAGACCATCCCCAAACATTGGCAACTTTGGACAAAATATCAGTTCCCCAACTAGTCGTAGTAGCAACACCAGATAATAATGGTATTGTAGCTAAGGTAGTCATAGAACCAGATATTTTGCTTAAGAAATTTGAAATTGGACCAACATCAACAGAGGATTGTTCTTCCGCAATAGGATCATTCTTTTTCCTTGTTTTTGTATCCACTCTACCCATCTGAGGTTGAGCTGGTGCACCAAACTTCACGTTTACAAGAGATGCAAACAATGAGTAAGATGCAGTGTTACTACCAGCAACAGAGACTAGAGGTGAATAAGGATAAAGAAAATAAACCCAGGGATTACCTACTGTGTCATGATTATTCCACGATGCTATCGTTAAACCTAAATGAGGACCAACCCAGGGTAGGATTATTTCCACTTCGGAATCAGTAGATAGATCGATTTCAACATGAGGCAATTGAGTAATCTGAACTAATGTGTGTCTATGTGAGTTAATAAAAGGAATCACATTATAATGATTTCCTCCTGTAGGAATTCCTGCAAGAATATATCTTCCTTGTTGGAATCTGTCTGCATTTACTACTAACTTTAGCTTAATATCGAATTTTGCCAAGAACTTTCCTTGGACTTTTTGTGTCAATGCAGTGTTCAAATAAAGAACATCAGAAATACTAGTATTTGGAAAAGTTCCAGCACCATCAGTAGTCGCAAAAGAGCCGCTATTAATTAAGAAGGGTCTAGAAAGATAATCTTCAATAGATCCAGAAGGACCAACTTGAAAATTACTATTTACACTAGAGGGCACATCATTAATTAAAGCACGAACTGTTTTGACCACGTAACTGTCTGGATGACTCATACCTATATCTCCTAAAGGTAAAGCTGTTTCTTCTGTCCGTTGCATATCATTCACAGGGTTGACGTATTTATTGGTAACGTCTCCACCATTTTTATTTTTGTTTTCTGCAGGTGTCGTACTTTGCCACTCCTTACACCTATAAGAAGCAACGCACTAACATGTATATCTAATAATTTACTGGGATCGCCAGTTAGGAATTTGATAGAGTAACTCGGAATGAGCAAACCTTGTCAAGTGTTAAAGCGCTATCAATTTTGTATTATTGTTAGATTTCACAAAATCAATACGTAACCAGAAACACAGGGATACTTCAGTGTATCACTCTAGTGGTTTTAAGTCACACCACGACATACTCTCGAACGTTTTAAAAGAATTCCTCTTTCCCACAACAGAAGCTATAACAACTGTTGTAGAGCAATCTTTCTGGACTCCAATTCATAATCTGTCTACATTGTTCTAACATATCAGGAGCATACTGGTTGAATATAGGTTTACCCCATAGGGATAATTCATCCAAAGCCCATTGAACATTGGTCTTTGTGACAGATTCACGTTGGTCGCCCTTTCTGACAGTCCACAAAGGAACTTCTAAGATAACTTTAAGTTGCAATGGTCCTCGATATTTCTGATCCACATGACTGTAAACAAAACTTCTTTTGAGAAAAGAAACTTCATCAAACGTCTTCAATTCAGTAACCACTTGCTTCTTATCATCCGTGTAGGTTAAATTTATTAATTTAAAAGCTTCACTCATCGCCTGAGGATTGAACTTTTCTCTAACATGAGGATGAACGCCCATGACGTTATCATCTCCATAACAAATCAAAAACACATATTTAGTAAATTGTTTCATAATGTCTCGTGATGAATCACCTAAAATGATGCACCAAACGATTCGGAATGAAATTTGTTGATAAATAGTATTTATGTATGAAGTCCCAGGGTGACCACTGGGAATACCATTAAGAAACATATAAATTATAATATTCCATAGATGTTTACTATTTATAACTTCTAACCAAAGAATTCGTCTAATTCGCGCATTTTCCTCGCCATCGTCGTACCACATTTGTATAACCTGTAGAACAGCATACAATACAATAGTTAATAAACTACCATCATATCCTTTAAAATCACCCGCAAAATATCCTTTTCCTTTTCCTGCTTTTTCTCTAAGCAGTTCAGCTATTAAGTGCCATTCCTCTGAAAAAGGATTAACACCAATACCGGAGCCATTAAATATTCTATTTTTCTGGAACCACAAAAAGAATGCACCAAAGTATATCCTAAATGCGATCAAATAATCTAAAGGACATCCAGAAAATAATCTACTAAATCCATAAAGAGCTTTTAAAATCTCTCTACGTTCATCTTTTAGATTGTCGTGGAATATATGATCTAATCTTATATTTTTACGAGCAGAATCAATGACAATATAAACTCTTTTCTTCACCCTCTGAGCATCAGGAGTGTCCAAGTCATATTTTTCATCTTCTCCAAATATACCAAATTTCTTCTTTCCAACAAAACTTTTGTCAGCATTGATTGGATAACCTGCACTAGTATTCCTCTTAATAGAAGTATACAAGGATTCATCCTCAACACCTAAAACGGCTTCATCATAAGTTAACAATCTAGCTTCTACATTTTCCGTAGAAACAGCACATAAATCTTCATAATAACATTCAGCGGCTTGTTCAACTAATTTTTCAGGAATATTCTTCCATCCCAAACCATATTTTTCCAATGCCACAGCATATGGATCAATTGTTTCTCCATCTCTCTCAAAAGGTCTTAATTTCGCAGGAGCGGTGGTTGCTTTGGTGATCAAGTGTTTATGTAAACAAGAGGGCACAATATTAGTAAATGAAGCTCTATTCATAGCTTTATCAATCTTTCCCACAATAGGAAACCTACATGGTACTTCGGCAACTTCTTTTTCATCCGTTGGAAAGGACAATATAGATCCCATTTCCGCATAAGCAACTTGAGGATCTATGCTTTCAAGTTCTCTGAACTGTGTATCCACATTCTCCGTTACATCCATCAACATTTCTCTAGATATAAAGTTTGACAAACCAGAATTAAGTGATTTAATTCCAGCAACGTGGATTCCGACTATCGTTCCAATAGAAGGATTTTTATTCAAATTGGATACTAACGCACCACAATGGCCTTCAGCTGTAATAGATTTTCTATAACAAAGTCCTCGTGAAAGGATATTGTTAGGTAAACCAGGCACGATGTTTGCAACATCATAAGGATTTTTCAACATGAATGTTTGCACAATACAAGTTGAAGTCCTATCAGCAAAAGGACAAGTGATTGAAGTTGTCCAATCTTTTCCAGGTACATATTGTTTCTCAGTTAAAAATTTACTTCTTATATCACAGTGATTGGGATACGATTTGGAAATGGTTCCAAAAAATACATCACTAGTTTCATATTCGGGAGTATGAATACCCCATTCTAAGAACTCTTTAAAAGTAAATTCAATAACAGAAAAATTAGTACCAGGTCTATTGACACTTTTCGTTAATCTAACTTTTCTACTATACGCATTTTCATCATCTATAACTTGATTAGCTATATAAGTTGCAAAATGCATTGGAACAATATAAATTCTTCCAACAACAAAGGTTGCAAAACCCATATGAGCATAATTTCCAGAATTATTGGAAATAGAAAAAGTATAACAATTTCTATTTACAATTTTATCTATAACATCTTGAGAACTTTTATCATAGGAAGCTCCCATTTGGGGTATATGTTGTGAATTCACTGCTCTTCTAGCAAGTAAATTTTTAATATCATGTTTTCTAGCACCTTGTTTTCCTTTGGCACTTTCATCTCTGGATTGTGTAATCCATCCATCCATGGGATCTTCATTACTCTTCCGCGATTTTCCGCACATCATTCCAAATAATTTTCCTATTCCAAAATATGTTACACAAGCAGCTATAGCTATTTTAACAATTGGATTTGATAAAAATCTCGATATATTCAATAGTAACCAATAGATTCCATCCCTTATTTCTCCTCCTATAGCTTTCATTTTAATAAACCATTTAGTTTGCATCACTGGTTTAATATAATCCATAGCTTTGGAAAAATAAGATTTCTTCGTCCATCCTTCCATGCCTCCTCCAAATTCAAATTCGTTGAAAACACTTAAGAAATATTCATAGGTCATAGATATCAAGTCTGAAAATCTATCTTGTTTTGTGGCCATTCTCCACAAATTTATACATTCTGCAAAATTAACTTCTGCTATTGGAACTCCATAATCAATTAATTTATTTGCCAAGAAAGCTAATATTGCTTTTTGATCATGATTGATACAATCTGAGTCTAAGAAATCTCGCATCTGGTCTTTAAGTTCTGACTTAGAATTTAAAACTCTAAATGCTGAACCATTTAATGACAATTGTTCTTCCAATTCTCTTCTTCGTTTTGTATTCGGTATAGCATATTCATTAACATTGTAATCAATGGAATCCATTTGGATATCATCAACATCTGAATCATCTTCATAAGGATCATAACTAGACATAGGAACTCTAAATATAGGTTCCATTCTAGTCATTTTTGGACTAGTTTTAGTAGTTTCTTGAACTTCTTCCAATAATTCCATGCATTCTTCGTCCACCGTTGAAGCTTGGGGAACTGCTTCACTAGATTCTGTTGTAGTTGTTGCATTCGAATGAATACTTTCCTGTTCCCAGCAAAAGTTTCCAGTGTCTTGCAACGCTTTCTTCATATCTTCTCTACTATTAAGTAATTCCTTTTCTTCTTCACTTGGTGTTCTACCTTCAATTTGATCATCAATTACTTTCTGATACTCAGCCAATAATTGCTCAGCATGAGCTTTCTTAGCAAAAAATTTCTTCACTAGAAGATCAACGAGATTATCAAAAGAGATTCTCTTCAACAAACCAGGACCTTCTGCATTACAGAAATGTAGGTTCACACACTCTGGTGTTAATGTTCTTTTTCCATCTACAACAGGCAATTTCTCTGAATCTATGATTCTAGAAACTGAACCTGGCACACTTTTCGTATATTGTGCCAATGGTATAATTCTTATACAATAATCAAATCTTCTAAGAATCGCCTCTTTACAATTTATACTTTCAATATTAAATATATTAGCATTGGTTGTAGCCAACACAAATTTAGCTTTAAAAAATGTGTTAGATTTCTGGTTTAGACTAGCCATATGTAATAAATATGGAAACAAATTGATTCCTCTAATTAAATTAAAGAACTCATTATCTGGTTTACCAGCAATATCTTTGATCTGATTCATATCATCAAAATTCACAGTATGAACTCTTGGGGTATAACCATCCCAAAATTCATTTTCCATTTGTCTGCAGTGCATAAAGGACATAGGATTTCTCCTAAATTCCGCCAATTCTTCTTCAGGCAGTGTTCTTGCACATAATGCCATATGTAATCTAGTAAGTATAGCAGTTTTTCCAACTCCAGGTGGCCCTTTGAGTAGTACGGCCACTGGTTCTTGTCTAATACCTGCGTTCATAAAATTGGAAGAAGCAAAAGCTTCCAACAATTTTCTTACAGTGTTTTGTAATGATGTAATAACACCCTTTGCATATTCAACATTTTTCGATTGTCCAAGATCTGATAATAATAAATCTAAACGACTTTCATAAGATAATACTATATCATAATATTCTATAGTCATAGGAATTTCTTTTCTATCCATTTTATGGCAAAATTCTCTAATTTCTCCTTGTATAGCATCAAGTTTAGGAATAGTAGATGAAACTACATTCATAAATTTATAATCTTCTTTATAAAATACAGCTAGGACTTTATTCATCAATCCTTGCATAAATTGGGCAGCGCTAGAAATATGTTCAACAATTGTGATCTGTTGTCTCTTAGCATTATTCAAATAATTTGTAATTGATTCTATAATTCCTTTCTTGTTTTTGATTGCGCCAACACCAAATAAACCCAAGGTCAAAGTTTGTGCAATTCCATTCAAGGAAAACATCTCACCTTGAGGTTGGGCGACATCTGGTTTGGTTTCTTTAGCCTTACATAATCCAACCAATTCTAAAAATGGTTGTTTCGAAGACGGCAACGATGCTGGAGCAAGCATATAAGCTACAAGAAAAGCCAAAGAGGCTACAGAAAATGATTTCACTCTATTTTCTTCATTAGCAACTGCATAAGCAATAGCACCCATTCCAACAGTAATGGCCCCTCCAAAACCAAAACTTTTCATATCTTTGAAAATCTCTCTGGTAGTGTTGAGTACATTATCTATAGTATCTGGCACATCTAATGACTTTTCGAGTAGACTTTTACCATTCTCAGGAGCTGTGGTAAAAGTATTTAACAAATTTGACACATTGGTTATATCCAAAGCATCAAATTTTGATATAAATGTAGAAATATCTATGGCAGCTTTATCTACACTTTCTGGCATGATCCAACCCATTTCTGGTTTGGCACATCCATTATTTTTAACACCGCCTATAAAACCTCCATCAAAATCATATAAATAATTCATTGGATCTTTTCTTTTTCTAGCCTGAGCTTTCTTAATATCTAAGCGTGTTATAGGTTTATCCTTTTCAAATTTTTTATGTTTTCTATTACGGAAAACAGTTTCCAATATCGTTTTATTTGAGGATTTATTGGTAATGTTACCTCCAGAAGTAATTACATGTTTCACGGGTAAAACGGTGTGTGGTATTTTGTTACAAGAGTGTTCCGACTCTGATAGTTTTTGTTGTATTTTGGTGTAATTGTATTATTAACCGTCAATACAACGTTCCTGAAAATTTTATGATTTCTTTGATGAGGCCTAAATCATAAAAGGACCTCTTGAATTTAACTCTATATAATTCCTATTCAGGAAGGAATTGGT